GATTTCGTGAGTCAGGAGATTCGTGCTGCTGAAGATCCTGAGTTTGAAACCTTCTACACAAAGAACATTCTTTTGAATGAAGGCCTTCGTGCTTGGATGGCACCAGTAGACCAACCACACGAGAACTTTGTATTCCCTGAGGAAGTTCTTCCACGAGGTAATGCTCTTTAATGTCTAACAATAGACCGTATGAACCTATGCCTAACTGGGTTACCTGGGCAGGCATAGGTCTTATGATATTCACCGTTATCATCTTTGTTGTATTCACTCTTAGTGTAATGTATTTCGGATGATTAGTTCAGAGACACCTTATAAACTTCGTGATATAATACAGGACACTTGGCCTCAACTTTTTCGATATGAACCACCGCAAAAGAAAACAAGTAGAGAATCAAAAGAAGAAAAGGATGTACACTCCTGATGGATATCTTGGAGATCCGCCCGATTCAGTATGTCCCTACTGCGGCAAAAAACAAAAAGCCTGTTCTTATGTAAATAGTTTGTCCCGTGCTTGGGCTCGGGGTGCTTGTGCCAAAAAATATGAATCAAAGGAGAAACAATGAACTTTACAGTTTATTCAAAAGATGGATGTCCCTACTGCAATAATGTTGTGCAGGTATTAGAACTTGCTGACTTGAAACACACAGTTTATAAACTGGGGGTTGACTTCGAAAAGGAACAGTTCTATAGTGAGTTCGGTAAAGGTTCCACCTTCCCTCAGGTCATCGTTGATGATAAACATCTGGGTGGATGTATGGATACTGTTGCATATCTAAGGGAGAACAATCTAGTCTAATGGAAGATATCAACTCAGTCATTGAACAAGCCATTGATTATGCTTTTGAAAGTCATAAATTTGTTCTCAACTTTTATGACTATCTGAAAGTTGTTGGAGCAACTAGAGATCAAGTGATTGCGTTTATCGACGGCGCAGCAGCTACTAACCTGAACAACATCATTGATGACTTAGACGAGTACTTAGTTGGTGGTCCAGATGATATGCACAAACAACTCCGTGAAGCTTATGGTCACATTCCTAAACCAGAAGCTAGAAAAATAAGGAACTATTTGTATGGTATTCTTGAGGATGCTTCGAGGTATGAAAAAGACAAAAGACGAGGGAGGAAGCGGAAGACTACTCAGGATAAATAAAGGTGTTGAACTGATGTTACAGAATAGGAGGAGAAACCCAGAACAACCCAAAGCATTCAAAGTTTGTTTTGGAAAGATGGTTTCTCTCCTAAAGAGAGAGTTTCACATCTATTTTGAGTTTTCTTTCCACACAAGAAAACAAAATATAACTCTCGGGGGAAAGTAAATGTTAGCACTCACCTTAACTTTAAGCACGTTGATCTCCGTGCTTTTTCTTGCAGTTGGTGGTATAATTGGATGGTTATACAAAGACCATATTCAAAAAACCATTGTTCCCCAATTACATCCAGAAATGTATGATGAACGTGGTAATGTAATCCCTGATGAGATTATTGCTTTCCGCGTTGAAAACTCAGACTTTTTATATGATGAGGAATACGAAGACGAGTAACTATTATGCCAATGACTGAAGTACATCCTGAACTTGGTGAAGCCAGGTTGCCAAACAACCCTTTGTTAAGTGAAGTCCTTGATAAGGTTTCGAAACAAAGAACCAAAGCAAAGAAAATTCAAGTCCTGAAAGAGAACGACTCTCTCCATTTGAAAGCCGTTCTCATTTGGAACTTTGACGAAAGTGTTGTTTCTGTTCTTCCAGTAGGAGAGGTTCCTTTTGAAAAGAATGAAGCCCCCGCTGGAACTGAACACACATACTTAGCGCACGAATGGAAAGTCCTTTACAACTTTGTAAAGGGTGGTAATGATTTCTTGCGCCCCGTAAAACGAGAACAACTGTTCCTTCAACTCTTAGAAGGTCTTCATCCAGATGAAGCTGAAATTGTTTGTCTGGTAAAAGATAAGAAACTCTCAACAAAATATAAGGTTACCAAGGAAATGGTTCAACAAGCTTTTCCTGATATTGAGTGGGGTAATAGAGGAGGTTGATATGACAACTACTACCACTTCAACGGAAAAAATGAATGAACCAAACTGGACAACACACGAAAAGAGTTGTCTAAAAAATAAGTACAGCACCGATCTTCTTGTAGAAAATTGTAGTCCTATTCATCTCACGGATAAAACTTTTCCTTCCGATGCTTACGTTGTAACGTTTCGGAATCCCGATGGTGAAATTCAAAAAGACTTAGTTCGTTCTGCAAAGAGAGTAAACATCTTTGATATGTACTATGATAAGTTTGGACAGGGTGCAATGCTCAGTATCGACTTTGGCCCTGGTAACGTAAACCCCAAACTGTGGGGTAACAAACCACAAGAAGAAAAGAAGAAACGCCGATGAGTATTGGTTTTGGTTTTGATGGTAAGGATAAACAAAAGGGTATCCGACTTAACCTAGAAGAGGTTAACAAAGTCACCAAGGAGTATAAGAAACTCAGGAAGTATATGAAAACAAACTTCTATGAGATTCAGACTCTCAGTGGAGACGAAAAAATCATTTCAGAACTTCTGAAGAAATACGGAGAGGAGGATTGACACCTCCTCTTTTTTTGTATAGAATAGTATTTGGAGGAACTTATTATGGACAAAGAAAGACTAAAACTTATAGTTCGCAATCTAGAACTACTGGTTGACAATTTGAAGTCTGAAGTTTATTCAGATGTAGATGCATACAAACCAAACTACGAAGAGATTGCTCCATACATTGGTGACTACGACGAAATTTTTGAGGACGACGATGGCTACTGCGACTGATGTAAAACTGATTAGTATCACCCCTGATGCCGAGAAGACAATGGCGTACATTGCCAGGGTCTCTAACCCCTCTAATCAGGACAATGAGAACTATGCTGGTCTCTTGCGTTATTGCATCAAACACAACCACTGGAGTGTGTTTGAACAGTCTTCTATGTCGTTGGAGATTGAGACCAATCGAGGTATCGCAGCCCAGATTTTGCGTCACCGCTCATTCACATTTCAAGAGTTTTCGCAACGTTATGCCGATGCAAATCTTTTGGATGATACTATTCCAGTCCCAGAACTTCGTCGTCAGGACACTAAGAATCGTCAGAACTCTATTGATGATCTTGACCCTGCGTTTGTCGAACTTTCATACAAACAGATCGACACATACTTTAAACAAGGTATGTCTCTGTACAATCACTTGATTGAGAGTGGTGTTGCGAAAGAGTGTGCACGTTTTGTACTCCCACTTGCGACTCCTACTCGCATCTATATGACTGGTTCCTGCCGCAGTTGGATTCATTACATCAATCTTCGTTCGGCCAATGGAACACAGAAGGAACATATGGACATCGCTTTGCAGTGCAAAGAGATTTTCAAAGAACAGTTCCCGACTGTCGCAGAGGCCCTTGAGTGGGTCTAAATACAACTACACAAGATTTGAAGTATGGCTGTATACCCTGTAATTAATCAAGAGACTGGGGAACAAAAAGAAGTCTCTATGAGTATTCACGAATGGGATGAGTGGAGAAAGGATAATCCAGACTGGATACGAGACTGGTCTGATCCATCCACCGCTCCCAATTGTGCAGAGATTGGAGAGTGGAGAGACAAACTTGTCACCAAAAATCCAGGTTGGCAAGATGTCTTACATAAAGCTTCAAAAGCTCCAGGTTCCCGCGTTACTAAAATTAATCACTAATGGCAAGAAAAGGAAACTCCCCTATCGGTGTTGGTATGACTTCAAAACAAATGAAGAGGAAGAAACCGATCAATACGGATCTTCTGAATAAAATTGAACCGATCACTGACAATCAAAAGATTCTGTTTGATGCATACAAAGAAGGTAAAAATATCTTCGCGTATGGTGCTGCTGGTACTGGTAAAACCTTCGTCGCTCTGTATCTTGCATTGAGAGATGTTCTTGATGAGAGAAGTCCCTACGATAAAGTTTATATCGTCAGGTCATTGGTATCTACTCGTGAGATTGGCTTCCTTCCAGGAGATCACGAAGACAAATCATCTCTCTACCAGATTCCTTATAAGAATATGGTAAAATATATGTTTGAGATGGCCACTGATGCAGACTTTGAAATGTTGTATGGTAACCTGAAACAACAGGAGACCATCAAGTTCTGGTCTACTTCATTCATTCGTGGTACAACTATCGACAGGGCTATTCTTCTGATCGATGAATCTCAAAACCTTAACTTCCACGAACTCGATTCTATCATTACTCGTGTTGGTGAAGACTGTAAGATTATTTTCTGTGGTGATGCAACCCAGACTGACTTGCAGAAAACCAATGAGAAGAATGGTATTCTCGATTTCACCAAGATTATTCAACAGATGACTGAATCTTTCCAGATTGTAGAATTTGGTGTAGAAGATATCGTTCGTTCTGGTCTTGTCAAGGAGTACATCATTAAGAAACTCGCACTAGGTATGTAATGTTTATCGTTGAAAATCATCTTGGTGATATTGAACTAGAGAAAAAAGAGGTTGATGGAATTCGCCTATATAAACTACCTAACGGCGACTGGGTTCCTTCTATTACTTCAGTCACCAGTTTCTACAACAGAGATGTATTTCTCAAGTGGAGACAACGGGTAGGTGAACAGGAAGCTAACAGAGTTACAAAGGAAGCGACGACTAGAGGAACAGATTTTCACGAGGTCGCACAAGCCTATTTGGAAAACAAAGAGTTGAACTGGGAAGATTATCTTCCCGCATCTCGTTATATGTTCCACAGTGCCAAACCTTTTCTTGATAAGATTGGTACTATCCACGCCATCGAAAGAACTTTATACTCTGAATACTTGGGTCTTGCTGGTCGCGTAGACTGCATTGCCGAGTATGATGGTGATCTTGCAATCATCGATTTCAAGACATCAAAAAAGATCAAACCAGAGAAGTGGATTGAACAATACTTTGTTCAAGAAACTGCATACGCCTGTATGTACTATGAGATGACTGGTATTCCTGTCAAGAAACTCATCACAATTATGGTCACACCTGGTGGTGAGGTTCACGTTTATGATAAACGAAACAAAGGTGACTACATTAAACTATTGGTGAAGTATGTTAAAGAATTTGTTGGAAACCGAATGGTGGTTAATGGATGACATCAACAAGGCTCTAGAAGAAAAATTTCTCTGTTCTGGACGTTTCGCTCAAGACATTGAACGCATCGTTGCAGAACACAAGATGACTTACATTGATGCGATCATTTACTATTGCGAGAAAAACAGTATTGATGTAGAATCAGTACCTAAGCTAGTTTCAAAACCACTGAAGGAGAAACTGAAGTGGGAAGCAATGGAACTAAACTTCTTGAAAAAAACTTCTCGCGCAAGACTTCCGTTATGACTGCATTTGATTGCTACAGAACTTATCTGGCATTCAAAAATCATTTTACAAGAGAAACATTCGATTACTTTAAATATGGCGGCAGAACCAATGCGTCTGTCGCCTCTTTTAATAAGAGACGAGACCGTTATTTCTTTGAGAAGATGTCTCGTCAAAAGAAAGATGATGAGATAGTGGACTACTTCACAGCCATCTTCTCTCAGTGTGATGATCCACAGAGAATGTGGATTGGTGAAATTATTCAGACTGGAGAGGAGAAGTACAAAGACTGGCAGAAGAAGGTGCAGAGTCTCAGTTACATCTTCAGACAAGAGATGGAACACCTGTTTGAGGACATTGATTTCAACTCAGTGTTTGTGTGTGAACAAGGTAAACATCCAGTCTTGGTTAAGGAACATTTAAGAAAGAATGTATCCATTGAATCACTCATCATTCTCGATGCGATGGTTCAGTACAAAGAACGATTTGATTCTAAACTTGATGACTTCGTGTGGAAAACCGTCAGTCTCAAGGTTGACAAGTACAAACCTTTCTTGTTAAATAGTATTGAATTAGACAAGTACAAGAAAATTTTAAGAAGGATAGTAATGTAATGAGTGATTTTTTTGAATCAGAATTTGTACGAGAAGGTCTCCGTGACATCCAAGAACTGCAAAAGGAATTGCAGAGAGGATTTATGCGGTTCAGTTTTCTCACAGAGGATGAACAAGAAGAACAACTAGGCCTTCTAGAAGCTTTACTAGAGAAACAGTATTTGATGTACCTTCGGATGAAACTGTCAGATGATCCGAAGGCTCAAGAGATAGTAGAAGATATGCGACGATCATTGTGTCTGCTCGGTTTACCTGAAACCTCCACCGTGGAAGAGGTCTTCTCTCAGATGAAACAAACACTCCAGAATCTCAAAGAACCCCTTGACACCCCTGACGATACCTAGTATTATAAAGGGGTGTTCAAAACACAAGCCAAATCCGATTCAATCCTATGTCTTTCCAAAATCTTAAGAAACAATCCTCCCTCGGTTCTCTGACCCAGAAACTGGTACAACAGGTCGAGAAGATGAATAAGGGTGCAGGTGGTGCTGATGACCGTCTGTGGAAACCTGAAGTTGACAAGGCTGGTAACGGTTATGCCGTCATTCGTTTCCTTCCCGCTCCTGAGGGTGAAGAACTGCCTTGGGCCAAACTCTACACTCACGCCTTCCAAGGTACTGGTGGTTGGTATATTGAAAACTCCCTGACCACTCTTGGTCAGAAGGATCCCGTCTCTGAGTACAACTCTCAACTGTGGAACTCTGGTATGGAGTCTGACAAAGAAGTTGCACGTAAACAGAAACGTAAACTGTCTTACTATGCCAACATCTATGTTGTGAAGGATCCCACCAACCCTCAGAACGAGGGTCGTGTGATGTTGTTCAAGTTCGGTAAGAAGATCTTCGACAAGATCACTGCAGCAATGCAACCCGAGTTCGAAGATGAGACTCCCATCAACCCCTTCGACTTCTGGGGTGGTGCTAACTTCAAACTGAAGATCAAGAAGGTTGCAGGTTACTGGAACTATGACTCTTCTGAGTTTGATCGTCAGTCTCCTCTGCTGGATGATGATGACGCTATGGAAGCCATCTGGAAGCAAGAGTATTCTCTCGCTGAACTGATTGCTCCTGACCAGTTCAAGTCCTATGATGAACTGAAGAAGCGTCTGGACTATGTTCTGGGTAACACTCCTGCTCGTCGTGCAGTCGATGAGGAAGTGGCTGATGAAGAGGTTCGTGATGAACCCACCTACACTCCTTCCTTCAACCGTTCACCTGAACCCGTTGCTGCTAAGACTGATGAGGATGAAGAGGATGCTCTGTCCTACTTCGCCCGTCTTGCTGAGGAGTGAAATTAGCTTCTAGTTTCAAAAAAGGTCGGAAAAAAATTCCTGGCCATTTTTAGCCACAGGGTCGCTCAAGGGCGACCCTTTTATTTTGGAGAAATGATACGTGGATTCTCAGTCTTCTTCAGTTTTCTATTGACAAATTGTTGAGATTGCTGATAATCCATAATTTCACGATTATCTCTCAAGAACGTTTCTAGGAACTGAGGCTTCAAAATGTTGATTTCACGTTTTACGTCATTTAATGCAATTTCGTGTTGAAGGAACGAAACTGACTTAATGCGCGATTCTGTCTTTCTGACTCCATTATCCAAATACGTGATAGAGTGATCAGAATCGACCCAATTACCTTCTGGTTGAATCAGTCTGCCACTACCATCTACAATCAATAGAGTCTCATAGTGGTGAACATTGGATAATTGGTCATCTGTGTATTTTTCGGTCAAGTAGTTGTTCAGATCAGCATCAGACATTGGCCAATCTTCTCTGATATTGATGATATTGTTCGTGATTAGGATAACCCAGTCGAGAATGGGATCACCGTAAATCAGTTCAGCTACGTTATCTGGTCTCTCATCACCTTGAATTGAGTATTTTTCAAAAGTCACATATGAGTCATAGATGTCGTCACGAATGACTGCACGTTTGAAGATGTTCTTGACTCTGTTGTAATCATAAACCGATTGTCTGTCGTTTCCGAGAGAGGGATAGTCTAAATCTGGAAACTGTCTGAAGTATGCGTTTTTGTTGTAATCGTATGCCATATCAGAAACCTACACTGTTTTCTGCTGTTTTTTCATGATCCTTATCATACACCGGTCTCAATTCAGTAAATTGTAAATTCATTACACACGCAATCGGATGAGAGTCATCATATGCTGCCCAATATCCATCAGGAGCATAGTCAACGGTGATGGTTCTCAGTGCCATCTCATTAAAGCTATTCAATATTGGAGCACTGTACTCTAATTTAAAGACATCTGGTGATCCAAGTAATGCTACATTTTCATATTTTGGTGCAGCACCTTCTTTAAACCACTTAATAATTTTTCTGATTTGTTTTCCTTCTGCTTGACTTCTAGCAATCATCAGAAAGGAAAAACCAAAGTCTCTCAGAACAGGACCTTGGAACAACAACTCGGCATTAGGATTGGCAATAGATCCAGTTGCTCTTGCCAACAGGGCGTCCGGACTCACGGTGATTCCTGCAACTTTTATTGCTGATGAAGCTAATTGTGAACCGATAATTTTACCTGTGCCAGATATGTTTTCTGTTATTCTTTGAGTGAGTTGACTATCGAGATTTGCAAATGGCCCAACTCCTCTACTAAATGCATCTTTCATTAAGTCTTGCATCTTAAGTTTACCCGCATTTGCCAAACCACCATAAATGCTTGCCAAAGCAACACCCATGACATTTAAATCACTCTCTCCCCATTCTGCTCCGTTAGAATCACTAACTTTCGGCATAGGTAAGAGTACAGTGCCAGCATAGTCACCTCCAACTTTATCACCAGCAACACTACCATCTGGTCCACTCTGGTTCACGGAGGATCTTTTATATTTGAATTTTGTTATTTTTATATAATCTTGACCTTTGTCAATGTCAATCGGATATGCGAAAGTGTCTGTTGTAGTTCTGGTATACTTTCTACCAGTAAATGAAGAGAAAGTCGGTGACTTTCCGTACAGTGGTGCGGCGTACAGTGGTGCGGCAAATGTTGTTGGGATTGGGTTTTCCAACAATGATTGTTGTTGTTCTACATTAGTTTCTTTTTTTGACTCATTATCGTAGAATTTTGCACTAATATCGTCCTCTACCAGGGACATTGATTCCCCAGCAACTCCTTTATATGTGGCTCTAATGACTCTTGATTCGTCTGACAGAACCGCAGTTGTCCACTCATCAGACGCGGGATTCATTATCTTTCCGTCTTTATATACACCTTGCACTCTGAAGAGTTCGTCCATTGCAAGAACATATGATCCAGACAGACCATCAATGGTAAACTTTTTGCTCTTTAGAACAGACATTAATTTTTTGTGTATACTTTATGTTTGGGAACCACGATTCCTCTCATATCCACAAATTTCTCAGTCGGTAGTTGAGCTACTCCAACCCATTCACTTTCAGGAATTCTATAGGGCACCCCTCTCACTCCAGTATAAAGATACTTATGTAATGTATTTGGAGGAACAGCAATTGCCCCTTGTGCTGAATTATTTAGAAGACTTTTTGCAAACTCGTCTCTTCTTTTTAGCTTTACATAATGCAGATTACATCCAATGAATCCATCTTTTCTCATTTCAATGACATATGTCAATGGATATGCATCATAATAAGGTAAGGACTGAGTGATTGCGTTGTAAGAATAGAAATATAAGTTTCCTGGAGAAAATCCACCTGTATCTGAGTCATCATCAATAAGATTTGAAGAACCAAGTTCTTCCATCAACTGACCACGAAACCAGTCACCACTACGACTCTTATTACCAATCTTATTCTGGACGTTTTTTAAGATACTCATACTCCGAGTTCCTTTTCTGTCATAATTCTGAACTCTAGATTACGGTCTGCACAAAATTCTTTTGCAGCCTTCCACTTTGCTTGATTTCTGACGTAGTTGGTGGTTTCTGTAATCAAGGTCTTCCTAGACTTACCCTTTGTAACGACTGGTTCTACAGTTTCTCTCATTGGTTTCACTTCAATCACAGATCTACGAATCTTTCCTTCTTTATCTGTGTATTTGATGAAGAAATCTGGAAAATATCTACGAACTCTCTTTGTCGTTGGATCGTAGTAAGGTACAAAGAACTCTTCTGATGCCCATTCCATAACATTCTCATTCAAATCACAGTAGACCATCATTTTTCGTTCCCAGAGAGAACGATAGACAATATTATTTGGATCACCTTTGTATTTTTTAGGGTTAGAAGGTTTAAATATACCTTTATAACTCATACATAGTATAGGCAGTTCAAACTATTTATTGTGTCGTTTCCAACAAGAAGTCAAATTTTCAATAGTGACCTTGACACGATTATACCAACTCTAAGTACGGTTTCTCTCGATACCTTCTATCAAGTGGTATTCTCTTTTGGAAAATTTGGTACTTGGTATAAGGGGCCATCAATCTCACCCGGTTCTCTAGGACTGGACTTTAAGAAGAAGATGAGTTTGATGTGTTCTGAAGCTGAACTTCCCGGAACTTCTTATGCGACATCCACTGCTATTGGTCATCACCAAGGTATCGTAGAAACGTTCCCAAACCTGAGACAGTTTCCACCACTCAACTTAACATTCTATGTTGATGCTGAACACATTATCATTGATGTCTTGGAAAGTTGGATGGACTACATCAATCCAGTCAAAAATGGATTGACAAAAGCAAACGCATATAGTAGATTTGCGTATCCTGATAACTATAAAGAAGTTCTTCACATCGTGAAGTATGAGAGAAGTTCCTTCAGTGAAAAACCTGGATTCAAACCAGGAATGTATACATATGAGTTTGTTAATATATGGCCAACGAACCTGACTTCAATGAAAGTCAACTATGGTCAATCGGATGTACTGAAGTGTTCTGTTCAGCTAGCTTATGATAGATATTTCACCAATAAAACCGCAGCAACTGCTAGTACCACTACGGCCGTAACTCCTGGTCCATCTGCTACTGCTAGTGATATCATCAATAGAACTCCTGCCGCGTTTAATACGGACAAGTTGCCTAGTGTGGTAACAAACGAGTATTATAACAACTTTGGGGATAATACCCAGAACTCAACCAACTTTGGCGATTTCACTAGTGGAAAGAACACTGGAGTATTTGGTCAAGCAGTTGGGTAATAAATATCATTACTGACATCATTGCTATATGCCATTACCAACCATTGCAACTCCTACCTATGAGTTGACTTTGCCATCCACTGGAAAGAAGATTAAATATAGACCGTTTCTAGTCAAAGAAGAGAAGATTCTGATCCTAGCTCTA